GAGACTGTCCTGTATGGTGAGGGGTACGGTGCAAAAATTCAGAAGGGTGGCGGAAACTATCGCCCGGATCAGGATTTTGTCCTGTTCGATGTTTTGGTGGGTGGTGTCTGGCTTCAGCGCGGTGACGTGACGGATGTGGCCAGAAAGCTGGGTCTCGAGGTGGTGCCGGCTATCGGGAACGGGTCACTACCTGATATGGTCACAGCTGCGTCACAGGGGTTCAAATCGCAGTGGGGTGACTTCATGGCCGAGGGGATTGTGGCCCGGCCGGCGCAGGAGCTGCGCACCAGAGATGGTCACCGCATCATCACGAAGATCAAGCACAAGGACTTTGCGCATGTGGGCAGCGGTCAGAAATATCCAGCCATTTGATCTGGCTATTCACGTTGGCATTGGAGCCGGCGCCACCCTCCTCGCCACCGCCATGAACCTGTGGTTCGGTCTGGCTGTTGTCGTGGCAAATCTGGTCTTCTGGCCAGTGAGGGAAAATAGTCAGACAGACAACCAGAATTGGGCTATAGTTTACTGGTCGCTCAAGAAGCATCTGGAAGCCTTCGCTCCCGGGGTTGTATCAATCTTCACCTGGTGGCTCTCGATATGAAACTGGCACTCGTTCTATTGCTTGCTTTGTGGACCTTGCCGGCGCGTGCCGCCGAGATCCAGTGCTGGCGTGGCGGGCCATCATTTTCATCCACGTTCCCCCGTGCCACCGTCCCGGAGCAGATCCTCACCAAGAGTTTCACTCATGAGACTGGAGAGTTCCGCCTGTATGAAGGTGGTGGTGAGTGGACCTTGTTCTTTGTCCCCTCGTCTGATGGTGACCGGATCGTCTGTCTTGTCTCTGCGTTTAAACGGACCGGAGATCCGATATGACCATGACACTGATCGAGTTCATCGCAACCCAGACAAGGGCCGACTTGGCCGACTGGCAGCAGGATATGATCCGCCGGATCGAGAAGAGCCCCCGCCTTGTGCCCTTGCCCGACGGCCGTTCATCTTGTAAAAGATTGATGAAACAATGGCACGACACGTTCAACGCAGAAGGAAAATAGCATGGATGCCACCAAGTGGATTGGCTCCTCCGTCACGGTCTGGGGCGTCATCATCACCGTCGCCTCGACCTTGGCTCCTCTGGCTGGTCAGATGTTCGGCTTCGACGTCGGCGCCGGTGCCGTTCAGGATATCGGACAGCAGGGCGCGGCATGGCTTCAGGTCACCGGTCAGCTGATCGGTTCCTTGATCGCGCTCTACGGCCGTATCATCGCCAAGAGCTCGGTGACGATCCTCCCATAATGGAAATTCTCTCGACCGTCGTCCTGTTTTTCAAAGCCGTCATGTTTGTCATGACATCCCTGAAAGAGGGCCGCGCCGAGGGCAGGACGGTGGCCGAGACCCTCCATGAGTTCAGGAAGCTGAGAGATGTCCGCATCGAGAAAGCTCACGCTGCTGGTGCTGCTGAGCATGACAGCAGCGTGCTCGACCCTAACGACAGAAGTCAGGCAGGCAGAAAAAACTGACGCCACGGCCGTGTGCTCGGTCTGGCTCGCACAGTCCTATGACAGCACCAAGGATACCGAGGAGACCGTCCTGACCATACAGGCGGCCAACAGAAGAAGAGAGGCATTCTGTGAATAAGATACTCCTGACCAGAGCCGAGATCGACGAGGGGCTGGAAGCGGTCCTGAAACACCCACTCATATCCCGAGAAAAGAAGGACGCCTTTCGGGCCCTGTGCAACACTGCGCAGGCGTACTGGGCCCTTCTCGACCTGACGACACAAGATGATTGAGGTGGTGGCGGCCGGCCTGATTGTCTTGCTGGGCGGCGTGCTGGTCATGCTTGCCGGGTTCTTCTGTCTCATCAAGGGGTGGAGATGATACTCAAACGTCGTTTCGTCTCAGATGCGAAGCTCAACAGGTGGGTGAATGTGGCGCTGGTTTACGCCTCGCCGGATGAGGATGCCCACTCCCTGAAGAAGGAGCTGCTGGCGGATGCCATGCTGGAGGTTGGCGGGTGGCCGGTTTTCTGGAAGCAGAACCCATCCGTCCTGTCGGTCGCACACCTCCCTGATCATGAGGTCATTCGTTGCGCGGTGCGGTTCAGGATGCGGCGCCCCGAAAATGAGCCGGTAGCCCCAATCGCGTAATCCTGTTGACATGTTTGTGCTTATTGGTCTATAACTGTCACGGAAATCAGCACGGAGAGAGGACATGCTCAAAACCAAAATCGGTACAACTCTGAAGCGGCCACCATACTATTGCGATGAGAGGGCTTCTTGGATCATCCCCCTGACGCAGGGCTTCGAAACCCTGATCGACACGCGGGATCTGTATCTCGGCTATGACCACAACTGGTATGCGGCTTGCGTTTCTCCGTGCCTTCCGCATCTGATGTACGCCTATACGAGCGCGAAGACAGAGGCTGGAGCCCATACTTCGGTTGGTCTCCATGCCAAGATCATGGACCCCCCAAATGGCATGGAGGTGGACCATGAGAACCGCGACACACTGGATAATCGCAGGGGCAATCTTAGGGTCTGTGCCGGCTCGGACAACGCCGGCAATTCCAGAGCAAAAGCCCACCGAGGCGGCCGGCCGTGCACATCGCAATACAAGGGAGTATACGCCTTCAGGAAAAGGTGGCGCGCTGAATTGAAGAGGAACGGCATCAGGCTCTGGAAGGGTTTTGACAGTGAACAGGCAGCTGCGCGTCAATACGACGAGTGGGCTCTGCAGCACTTTGGAGAATACGCTCGAACCAATTTTGGAGAGGTAAGTTGTCACGATGTTGACCAGGCGAGAACACATAAAGCAGATCATCAGCGACACGGCCAAGGCAAACCTGATGTCATATCGGGAGCTGAAGGGAGGACATTCTGCAAGGGAATACCGGGCCAGAAAGGCCGCCATCCTGAGGGTTCACGAGCAGTACCCAAGCCTTTCGTCCACGCAGCTCGGCCTTGTTTTCGGGCGCCACCACACATCCATCCTGTACGCCATGGGGCGGCTTACCAAGAGGAGAGATCGCTGATGATAGCCGTTGCCATGCCGACCATGAGCGGAGAGGTGCGCATCGAGATCGCCGGTGCCCTTCTCGACTTGCAGGGTACTCTGGCTCAGCGGGGCATCCCTATGGGATTGATCTACGCCGACGGGTGCTCGCTGATTCACAAGGCCCGCGATGCGCTTGCTCATACGTGCATGCAGGTCCCTGACGTCACCCACATTTTCTGGCTCGACGCCGATGTCCTGTTCCGTGTCGAGGACGTCATGACGATGCTCGACAGCGGGCTCGCGTACGTCTTCGCGCCAATCGTTTCTCAGGACGGCCGGGTGTACTTCACCCCTCAGGAGCCGCGGGTCGAGCGGGATGATATGCTCAAGGTCACCTTCGGTACCGTCTCCTGCTCCCTGATTGAGGTTGGGGTGTTTCAGAGACTGGCTGCTTCTCGACCCCGCTACCTGAACACGAAGGCCGGCACGAATGTGACGTCGTTCTTTGAGACCCCCCGAGAGCACAAAAAAATGTTGGGGGAGGACTTCTTTTTTTCACGCCTTGTCGATGGCGCCGGCATCGACATGTGGGCTATGATGAACAGCGAAACGCAGCACTTCAAGAGCGTGCCTCTCGTATGCTGCATGAGTGAAATCCTGAAGGAGCCCAAAAGTGACTGAAGTGATCAATATGGCTGATATCAAAAGGGACAACCGCCTGATCCGGCCGGTGGCGTCCATCCGCGCAGCGGCCGACGCAGCGGAGGAACGGCTCGGTACCAAAGACGAGGTGAAGTCCTCGATAGTTCTCATGCTGGGAGATACCGAGGATGGGAGCTACCCGTTCGACTCTTTCGTGAGCAACATGACCCGCGCCGAGATGGTGGGGGCATTGGAAATCATGAAGGCATACATCATGAAGCCGCTGGTCGAGGGGGATTAAGTTGGGCCGGCAGGGACAGCGCGGGTCTCTCTGCGCGTTGGGGGTCTCCCCTCACCTCCTAACCTGCCGGTCCAACCTTTTCTGGGTGTGGCGCAGTCTGGTAGCGTATCTGGTTTGGAACCAGAGGGACGCAGGTTCAAATCCTGCCACCCAGACCAATTCTCGGGTAGCTGAGTGGTCTAACGACGGCCTCTAAATCCGGGGACGCGGGTTCAAATCCCGCCCCGAGAACCAAACGGGCGTTGTGCCCAAATCGCGCCATCCCGGCGCATCTAAAGGAGAGCGTATGTATACCTCGATGCAACTGGGACAAGGCCAGCATTACGGCCGATCAATTCAAAAGGAAATTTTCAAATGACGTTCGAAGCTCTGATGATTTGGATCACGATGACGCTGCTCACCGGTCCGACAGTGGCGGTATCCACCAAGGGTGATCTTGAGGTCCCCATGCCGACCGCATCCTGCGTGTCTGTGGTCCTCACCCTCCCGAACGAAACAGTGGCGTATCAATGTTCAGCACCGATCCGGGCTCAATAAGACACCGACTACGTCAGGAGCTGCCGTATGGGTATCGCAAAATCGTGGCGTTTCATGCCGGCGTATCCAAGACGGCAATTACCCTGCAGCTGAATGGGACAAACCCGATTACTCCCGCGGTGGCCATGGCCATCGAGTGGGTGTGCGGCTTTCCATCTGCTGTGATTATCGTCCAACAGGGCATGGAGGCCCTAGAAAAAGAGAGGCAAAAATGGGACACACGCGTAAAGTTGAATGGACAGACAAGGCCATCAAAACACTGACCGGGTTGTGGAGTGACTATTCGGCATCGGTCATTGCGGAGCGGCTTGGCAGGACCCGAAACTCAGTCATGGGAAAAGCCAAAAGGCTTGGTCTGCCGGCGAAGGGCGGACACGTAAAGGGTGGGCCGCGTTCCGGTAGGAGAAATCTCGACCCAAAGCCCCACCGCCCGCCGAGGGCTGTTCGAGGGTTTGCTGTGGACAAGATCAGGACCGCACGCACACACAGCATCATGCTGACCAAGCCAGCGCTGCCTAGCCGGGCGCCTGTCCGGCACGAGATGGTTGGTCTGGCTGAGAAGGAGCACCGCTGCCTGAGCATCTCATCACTTGGAGCAAAGCACTGCCGGTGGGTGATTGGCAGCACGTCCGGCGCCGATACCGTATATTGCGCGGATGACACGTGCGACGGGACATCGTGGTGCGAGTGGCACCTGCAGAAGGTGGTGCGTGTTATTTCCGTTTGATAGTCGTTTAAACACTACCTATACCTTTGCGTATGATCAGCGCAGAGGCACTTGGGTTGAACCTCAATATCTCGACTGAGGAAATCGCCAGTCTTCCCCTCGACGAGCAACGGCAGCTGCTGAAGCTCGTCGAGGAGTATGAAGAGCACATCTCCAAGGAAAAAAGCCACACGCACTTTTTGGATTTTGTCCATGAAGTCTGGCCCGGCTTTATCCATGGTCGACATCACGAGATCATGGCCGACGCCTTCGAGCGCGTCGCCTCTGGCAAGCTCAAGCGCCTGATCATAAACATGCCCCCGCGGCACAAACTCGCGGTTGATACTCCAATAGCGACAACCAATGGTTGGAAAACCATGGAGACTGTATCCGAGGGAGATTATGTGTTTTCTCCAAGTGGCGGGCCAGTTCAAGTTACTGGAAAGTCAGATGTTTATGATGAGGAACTGTACCGCGTTACCCGATCTGACGGGGCTTCAGTGGTATGCGATGGCTCTCATTTGTGGACAATAAGGAAGGGAACCCGTCTAAACTGTCCCTTCCGCCCCCAGTCCACATCGACCCTTTATGAGCGTCAGAAGAGGTTGAAAAACTCAAACAAGGCCCCAAAACTCCCTCGGGTTCACCCTGTCCAATATCCAGACAAAACCCTTCCGGTCCCTCCGTATATTCTGGGAGCATGGCTTGGTGATGGGGCTGCTTCATGTGGAACGATGGGGGCGCATCCCGATGATGCAGCACACATGCGACGCATGTTTGAGGAGCGTGGCGTTGGGACGACAGATCTATCGACAAAATATATTTTTGGCACACTGGGTCTGATGGTGAAGCTGAGGGACATTGGGGTCCTGAATAACAAGCACATCCCGGCACAATATCTGACAGCTTCAGTTTCTCAGAGAATGGACCTGCTCCGCGGCCTCATGGATACGGACGGCGATGTGACTGTTAACGGAAAATGCACCTTTAATAATTCGAACAAGGCCCTCATGGAGGGGTTTGTCGAGGTCCTGCATAGTCTTGGACTTCCGTGCCGGATAACTGAGAGGCAGGGCTCGTACAATGGCATCATTGGTCAGGTTGCATATCGTGCTTCATTCAAGATGGCCGGAGCTGCTACGCTTCCGCGCAAGGCGGGCCGATGTCGGAATAAAAACGGGAATATGCACTCATCAATTTCCATTGAACGGCTCCTGAAAACTGGACCGGTCCAGTGCCTTCAAATCGCCAATAAGGACGGCCTTTTCCTTGCCGGAAGAGGGTATATCTGCACTCACAACACCAAGTCTGAATTTGCCTCGTGGCTGCTCCCCGCGTGGTATCTCGGGAAGTATCCGGACCGGAAGGTCATTCAGGCATCCCACACCGCCCCTCTGGCTGTCGGCTTCGGCCGCCGGGTCAAGAACCTTGTGGACAGCGAGGACTACCAAAGGATCTTTGATACGCGACTGGCGGCAGATGCAAAGGCGTCGGGTAAGTGGTCCACCACCGTCGGCGGTGAGTATTTTGCCATTGGCGTGGGTGGTAACGTGGCCGGTAAGGGCGCCCACGTCTTCATCATCGATGACCCCCATTCCGAACAGGATTACATCGACGGGCAGTTCAATCCTGAGGTCTGGAAGAAGGTGTACAACTGGTACATGACCGGCCCTCGGCAGCGTCTGCAGCCGGGTGGCGCCATGGTCATCGTCATGTGCATGACCGGCGACACCAGCGTGTCGATGGCGGATGGAACAGTGAGGGAGTTGCGGGATATCCGCCCCGGCGACGACGTGTTGACGTATGAAGACGGCGGTCTGTCCACAGCCAAGATTGCAAATTGGCGGTCAAGTGGTGTAGATGACATATTGAAAATACAAACACTATCTGGCAAGGTTATTCGCGCAAACGGGAGACACCCGTTTCTCGTCGAGCGCGAAAATGGAGACAGAGAATGGGTGCGACTGGAGAACCTGAAGACGAGCATGCAGCTTGTATCAGTCAGGGCTGCGACAGGCCATCAAGATACCTCAGGCATCACCACTGACATCATCATTTCGGTCACACCGGATGGTCGTGATGAGGTGTTCGACGTTGAGGTGGAGCGCACCGAGAATTTCATTGCCAACGGTGTGATTAGCCACAACACGCGATGGAACAAGCAGGACCTGACCGGCGCCCTGATCAAGGACTTCATCCAGAAGGAGGGTGCGGAGTGGGAGGTGATCGAGCTCCCGGCCATCCTTGGCGACGGGCAAATCGGGGATCCGACCCTGTGGCCGGAGTTCTGGGATCCGGAAGAAATCTACAATCTGAAGCGAGAGCTGCCGATTGGTCCGTGGTCCGCGCAGTACCAGCAGGATCCATCCTCTGAGGAAGCTGCCCTCATCAAGCGGGATCACTGGCAGATCTGGTCTGAGCCGGAGCCCCCGAAGTGCGAGGCAACGATCATCGCGTGGGACACGGCCTTCACGCAGACGGAGATGTCGAACTATTCGGCCTGCACCACGTGGGGCGTCTTCAAGCGTGTGGGCGAGGATGGGAAGAAGGTGACCGCCGTCATCTTGCTGGATGCCTTCAAAAATAAATGGGAGTTTCCGGAGCTGAAGGCGGTGGCCTTGCGACATTACAACGAAAACAAGCCGGACATGTTCCTGATCGAGAAGAAGTCGTCAGGCATCCCGCTCGTGCAGGAGTTGAGGAAGATCGGCATCCCGGTTCAGGAGTATGTCCCCTCTCGTGGACAAGACAAGATATCGCGTGTAAACTCCATCACTGACCTGTTCGCATCCGGGTGCGTCTATGCGCCGGAGACGAAGTGGGCCGAAGAAGTGATCGAGGAATGCGCGGCGTTCCCGACCGGCGAGAATGATGACTACGTCGACAGCATGTCGCTGGCCTTGATGCGGTTCCGTCAGGGTGGTTGGATCGGCGTTCCGAGTGATGAGGACTGGGACGAGAGCCCACCTCTGCGCAGGCGAGAGCCTTTCTATTGAGGATCAGGTAATGGCAGGCCCACACGACATGGACATCGAGAACACCACCCTTAGACCGAACGGTGGACCGGTGCCGTTCCCGGAGGACGACGACCCGGTGGAGTTCACCATTCTCGACGATGACGGGAATGAGATGGAAGAGGAAGACATTCTTCCGCCACCGGAGTTTTCCAGCAATCTGGCTGAGTATCTCGGGGATAGTGAGTTGGCCAGCATCGCGTCGACGCTGATTGTCGACGTTGAAGACGACATGATGAGCCGCCGGGAATGGCTGGAGAGCTACGAGGATGGCTTGGCCCTGCTGGGGTTCCAGTCCGAAGACCGGACCACCCCATGGGAGGGGGCGTGCGGTGTCTTCCACCCCCTGATGGCCGAGGCGGTCATCCGCTTCCAAGCCCAGACGATCATGGAAATCTTCCCGGCATCCGGGCCTGCCAAGACCAAGATCATCGGCAAGGAAACGCCCGACAAGCAGAAGCAGGGCGAGCGTGTTCAGGACGAGCTGAATTATTTTGCCACCGAGAAGATGACGGAGTATCGGCCGGAAACGGAGAAGCTCCTGTTCAACCTTCCTCTCGCCGGCTCAGCCTTCAAGAAGATCTATTTCGACCCACTGAAGGGGCGGCCGACCGGCCTGTTTGTCCCCGCTGAGGACTTCATCGCTCCGTATGGGGCATCAGACCTTCAGACATGCCCGCGATACACGCACCGCATGCGCAAGTACCCGAATGAGATCCGCAAGATGATGCGGTCCGGGTTTTACGTGGACATGGACATCACGTCCGCGCACCCAATTCGCAGCGAAACAGACGCCGCCAAGGATGAAACAACCGGGGATACCCCTTCTGTCCGGGATGATCGGCACACGCTGTATGAGGTGCACGTCGATCTCGCTCTCGATCTGGATTTAGAAGAGGGCGAGGACGACAGCGGTATCGAGCTTCCCTATGTGGTCACCATCGACAAGGACAGCGGGGAGATCCTCGCCATCTATAGAAACTGGAACGAAACCGATCCGCTCCAGCAGAAGATCATCCACTTCGTTCCCTACCACTACGTGCCCGGCATCGGGTTCTACGGCTTCGGCCTGATCCATCTGATTGGTGGTATTGCCAAGTCATCCACGTCGATCCTGCGTCAGCTGGTGGACGCCGGCACCCTGTCCAACCTGCCGGGCGGTCTCAAGACCCGCGGCATGAAGGTCAAGAATGAGAGTGAGCCCATCGAGCCGGGTGAGTTCAGGGACGTCGATGTGCCGGCTGGTACCATCCGGGACAACATCGCGTTTCTGCCCTACAAGGAGCCATCGGCCACCCTGTATCAGCTGCTGACCAATATGGTCGACGAGGGCCGGCGCCTTGGGTCCATGGCGGACATCAAGGCCACGGACATGTCGGCGCAGGCGCCGGTAGGCACCACGATTGCCCTGATCGAAAAAGCAGCGAAGCTCATCACGGCCGTCCATGCCCGCACACACGCGAGCATGAAGATGGAGCTCAAGATCCTCGGCTCCATCATCGCCAATGACATGCCTCCCGAGTATGAATACGAGCAGCATGACGGTCAGTTCGACCGGCGGAAAGACTTCGGCCCACCGGTCTCGATCCTCCCGGTCTCGGATCCCAATGCGTCGTCTCTGGCGCAGCGTGTCGTGCAGCACCAAGCGGCCATGCAGCTCGCGGCGCAGGACCCGGACATCTACAACAAGCCGCTCCTCCACCGAAAGATGCTGGACACCCTCCAGATCAAGGACAGCGACCAGCTGGTCAAGCTGCCCGAGGATATCCGGCCGATGGACCCAGTCACGGAGAACATGGCGATCCTGACCAAGTCTCCGATCAAGGCATTCATGGAGCAGGACCATGAGGCCCACCTGACGGTTCATATGAACTTCGCAAACGACCCGAAGATCAAGGCGATGGTCGGTCAAAGCGCCAATGCCTCAGCTGTTCTGGCGGCCATGGAAGCTCACATCTCCGAACACCTCGGCTATGAATACCGTCGCCGTATGGAGATGAAGATGGGTGTGCCGTTGCCACCCCCGGGCGACCCACTGCCAATCGAGGTCGACTATGACCTGTCCAAGCTTCTGGCGTCGGCCAGCGCCAAGGTGGTCAAGCAGAGTGCGGAAGAGCACGAAAAAGAGATGGCGTCCGAAGCCCTCAAGGACCCAGTCCTGCAGCTTCAGCTGCGCGAGCAGGACCTTGCGGATCGTGAGTTCGAGCATGAGGCCACGGTTGATGAGGCCAAACTCGAGATTGAGCGGGATGAGCTCAAGCTCAAGGAAAAGAAGCTGGAGCTGGATGAAATGATTGCCGGCGCCAAGATCAAGAAGGACGCCACAGACAGCGTCATAAAGGAGAAGCAGGCGAGTGGACGCAGAAACCCTAAGACATCTTCTTAAGCGCTATCACGAGCGTTACGAGGAGATCAAGGACATCAGCATCATGGGCGGCACTGAGCAGGAATATCAAGTTGCCTGCGGGAAGGCTGCTGCCTTCAAGGAGATGTCCGATCAGATCGATGAGTGGCTGGAGACCATGTCTCGAGACACCACCAAGGAAGGCAAGGGAAAGAAGGGGCCCTACTGACCCGTTTAAACGCATTTGACAGTTGGTTTAAACGTGCCTAGTGTCTCCGCCATCACCTTATTGGTTGTTAGTGGCGCGCCCGGAAGGGCCGTGGGATTTTCCCCGCGAAAGGAGACAGCATGGCTGCCTACAATACCGACGAGGCGCGTTCGCGTGCCGAAGAGGCCAAACGTACCGCCTCGACCCTACCGAGGCCATCAGGGTACAAGATCCTGATCGCCCTCGCCGAGCTCGAAGAAAAGACCGAGGGCTCCGTATTCCTCCCCGATCAGTACCGACAGAAAGAGCAGGCCGCCAGCGTGCTTGGGTTTGTCGTTGAGCTGGGCCCGGACGCCTACAGGCGCAAGGACAAGTTCCCGACCGGCCCATGGTGCAAGGACGGCGACTGGGTTCTCCTGAGCCCGTATGCCGGCGTACGCATCACGATCTTCGGCAAGGAGTTCCGTCTCGTGAACGACGACGTGATCGAAGCCGTCATCGAAAACCCGATGGGTATTGGTCGGTCCGGTATGGCTCAAACCAAGGGGTCTCCCATCAAGAAGCCGTCGCTTCTGGAGACCACGGCACTGACGGAGGACGCTCACAATGGCTAAGAATCAGGAAGAAGCTGACGAGTTGGACATCGACGTAATCGATGACGATGACGAGGATGGCATTGAAGAGCCGGATATCGAGATCGTCGATGACACCCCGGAGGCGGACCGCGGCAAGCGGCTGCGCGCCGACGGTGACAAGCCGGACATCCCGACTGACGACGACATTGCCCGGTATGGCAAGCGCGCCGGCGACCGGATCAAGACGCTGAAGTATGAGTACCATACCGAGCGCCGGACCCGGGAGGCACAGGGGCGTGAGCGAGACGAGGCCGTCAACTTCGCAAAACGCCAGATGGAGGAGAACGCGCGGCTCAAGGCGGCGCTCCAGCAGGGCGAGGTTCAGCTGGTCAGCCAGTCCAAGACCGGCGCCGAAGCGTCCCTCCGGGCAGCCGAGGGAGAATACCGCAGAGCCTATGAAGAAGGCGATGCAGAAAAAATGCTTGACGCGCAGAAAAAGATCGCGCAAGCTACAGTCAGTTTAAACGCTGTGGCAACCTATCGGCCCCAGTACCAGCGGCCAGCGCAAAACTCGCAGCAGCCGGTACAGACCGCACCCCAGCCCCAGCGTTCGCAGGAAGCCCCTGCGCAACCGCGAACCAGCGACAAGACGTCTGATTGGCTGAGACGAAATAGCTGGTACGGCAAAGACCCTGAAATGACGCGCTATGCGCAAGGGGTCGACGAGCGACTAAGGTTCCAAGACGGTGTCGACCCCTCGGTCGATGAAGACCGTTACTGGAAGGAAGTCGACACCGCCGTGCGGAAAACCTTCCCCGAGAGATTTCCCGGGAGCGAAAAGCCACGGGGACGATCTATCGTCGCCGGTGCCTCACGCACTCCAAGTGCGCGCTCCAGCAAGGTCACACTCACCCAAAGCGAGGTGGGCTTGGCCAAGCGTATGAACCTCACGACCGAGCAGTATGCCCGGTCAAAGCGTGATTATCTGATGAAACACGGGGATTAAGGGTCATGGCGAATACCCAAGAAATTGCAGAACTGGAAGCGAAGCTGTCCGCGTTACGTGCGACGAAAGCGGTGGCCGGTCTGCCTGAAACCTCCCCTGAAGATGACGTGCTGGCCGATATCGAGGCCGCAGATCCCAGAGCCCCGCGGTCGATTGAGACCCGGGGGATCGAAGAGCGTCCCAAGACGTGGCAGCCGCCGAAGTCCCTCCCGGACCCGGACCGGCGCCCCGGCAAGGTGCATCGGTGGGTCCGCGTTTCGATGATGGGCCAGATCGACAACACGAACGTGTCGAGCAAGTTCAGGGAACACTGGCAGCCAGTCCGGCGCGAGGAGTATCCCGAGATCACGGTACTGCAGGATATCAATGCGCAGTTTCCGGATGGCATTCAGGTCGGCGGGCTTGTGCTCTGCGTGAACAGCGCCGAAACCATGGCACAGCGCGCGGATTACTACGACAAGCTGGCCAAGAACCAAGCGGCGGGACAGGATGCGGCCTACAAGGCCGAAGAACAGCATCCGATGCCAGTGCACACCGATCTGGGCCGGCGAACTCAGGTCCAATTTGGAAGTGGAAATGCGCCTGAGTAGGCGCTGAACGGAGAAAGAGACCATGTCAGCCACTGCAACACCAATGGGTTTTCGTCCCGTCAAGCTTACCGGCGGCCGCCCGTTCAACGGCGCTGTCGAAGCGGCGTACGAGATCGCGGACAATTATTCCACCAGCATCTTCTGCGGTGACCCCGTCAAGATGCTGACCACCGGGTATATCGGTAGGGATGCCGGCACGGATGCCTGCACGCCAATCGGTATCTTCCTCGGCTGCTCGTTCGATGACCCAAATTCGGGCCAACGGGTATTCAAGCAGTACTACCCAGCCAGCACGAACATTACGACCGGCGTCATTCGCGCCTATGTCTGTGATGATCCGGACGCCATCTTCCACATTCAGGCAAATGCCAGCGTCACGCAGGCCGGTGTGGGCGGCAACGCCGCCATCGTCTCGACGGCGGGGTCTGTAATCTCTGGCAACTCCAAGGTAACACTTGGCGCCTCCACCATCAACACCACGAGCACCCTGCCGGTTCGTATCGTGGGCTTCCTTGAGAGCCCCCGGAACGCCGTCGGGGATGCCTATACGGACGTGCTGGTGCGCTGGAATGTTGGCCACGCCTTCCGCAACACAACGGGCATCTAACGTCCCAGTCGGGACCAATAGGAGAATAGACCATGGCCGCGATGACACGCGCACAACAGCTCAAGCAGCTGGTTCCGGGACTGAACGCCCTGTTCGGCCTCACCTACGAAAGCTACGAGAACGAACACCTCGAGCTCTTCGACACCGAAACGTCCGAACGCGCGTTCGAGGAAGAGACGAAGCTCGCCGGCTTCGACGCGGCCCCGATCAAGCAGGAAGGTGGATCGATCATCTACGACAGCGGACAGGAAGCTTGGACGGCTCGTTACAATCATGAGACCATCGCAATGGGCTTCTCGTTCACCGAGGAAGCCATGGAGGACAACCTCTATGAGCAGCTCGGCACCCGCTACACCAAGGCCCTTGCTCGTGCGATGAACTACACGAAGCAGGTGAAGGCGGCGTATCCCTTCAACAACGGCTTTACGGCCTACACCGTCGGTGACGGGCAGCCACTCTTCGACGCAGCTCATCCGCTGGTCAACGGCGGCTCCAACGCCAATGAGCCAACCACGGCAGCCGATCTGAACGAAACCTCCCTCGAAGCTGCGGTGATCTCCATCGCGGCGTGGACCGACGAGCGAGGCCTGCTCATTGCAGCCAAGCCACGCAAGATCTGTGTGCCGACTGCACTCATGTTCGTCGCCGAACGGGTCCTGACCTCGACCTTGAGGGTGGGCACCGCCGACAACGACCCCAACGCCCTGCGCCAGATGGGTTCGATCCCTGAAGGCTACAGCGTCAACCACTTCTTCACCGATACGGATGCATGGTTCATGAAGACCGACGTGCCAAACGGCGCCAAGTTCTTCAACCGTGTGGCCCTGTCCACGGATATGGATGGCGACTTCGACACCGGCAATGTGCGCTACAAGGCCCGCGAACGGTACAGCTTCGGCTTCTCCGATCCGCTGTCCTACTACGCCTCGCCCGGCTCGGCGTAAGATTGCGAGCCACCCCTGACGGGGTTTCGCATACGGCCCCTCTCCCCTTTCTCGCCACTGGGGAGGGGGGCCACAATTTCCGGGCTATCCGGACCATGTGACTGCCCCGGCAGACGATGCACTGACACATGGTTCAACCTTCGTGCAACAGGAGTGACCTTCAATGGCACAGTCCACTTTCTCAGGCCCGATCCGCGTAGGCACCACCCGTGAGGGTGCGGCTGCCAACCACGGCCACGTCGTTCTCTCGCAGACCGCGAACATCACCCACGCAAACGTCGAGGTGAACACCTCCACCGGCATCATCATCCCGGCCAACTCCCAGATCATCGACATCAAGGTTGAGGTTCTCACGGCATGGGACAGCGACACCGGCGCCGCCCTTGAGATCGGTGGATCGGTGGATGTCGACCTCTTCGCCGACGTCGCCGCCCTCAAGACCCCGACCGGCCGCTCCACGGTCACCGTGGACGCCACTCAGGCTGCCGTATGGGATGATGTCGGAACTTCCGACGTCACCGTGTATGCGAAGATCACCGAGACCGGCGCTGCTGCGGCCGGCTCTGCAAACATCACGGTCCTCTACGCCCAGAAGTAATCACGAGCTTGTGTGGCCTACCGCTAGCAGGGTGGGCCACGAGCCCGCCCTGCACTCTTTAGGGGGACCAGAATGGCCCAACGCGCAAAGCAAATCACGATCAGCCCGACCGCTCCGGATGCTGATGGCATCTTCACCGCGGTCGATCTTGGCGTTGCCAAGGATCACCTCATCAATGGCGCCCTCTCCACAGGTCTCGACGCCGACGGCATCTGCGCGTCCCAGACGCCGGCCGCCGGCGGGTCTCAGGCACTGACCATCAACGGCGCTCTCGGCACCGGTGTGGCGGCACTGAACAAGGACTACGGTCAGTACGTTACCATCACGGCGGCGGCGGACGACAGTGGCCGTACCTTCACGGTCATGGGAACGGGCAAGACCGGAAATGTGATATCGGAGACGATCACCGGCCCGAACACGACCTACGCCATTGGGGCCCTGCTCTTCTGGACGGTCACCTCAGTGACGGTTGACGCGGATACCGCCGGAGCCATCACGGTCGGGGTCAACGGGTATGTGACCCTGTCTCAGGCCCAGCACCTCACCCTTCTCTCCGCAGCCGATGCATCAAGCACCACCTTTACCATCAGCGGTCGGAACCGGGCCGGTGATGCCCTATCCGAAGTGATCACTGGCGGCGCGACCACCACCGTGGTCGGCATCAACAACTTCTCTCTCATTCAGCGCATCACCGCCTCTGCAGACGCCGTCGGCAACATGTCCTGTGGCGTGAACGGTACGTGCGAAGGTCAATGGATCCCACTGAACCACTACGGATTTACGGCATCTTCCGTGTATGTTGACTTCGAGGGGGCTTCGGCAGCCATGACATATTCACTCGAAAGCACCTACGACGACGTCTTCGCGTCCGGTTTCGATGAGCATGACGCATCGCCATTGACTGATGGAACGATGACCGGTGAAACGGCGGCATCCTTTGTCTCCATCTCCTCCCCAGTTGCAGCCATCCGCGTGGATGTCTCCGCCTTCACGTCGGGGTCCGCCGTAGTGAGGGTGATGCCGGGCGAGGTATAACGCTGCATATACGCACCACCACGGTGCAATTATGTTGTCTGTGAATTGACGCGCATGTAGGATATTACCTGCTCAATCGGAGCCAAGTGCATGATCGAGCAGTTAAAAAGTTATTACGACCGCATGACTGATGGTGCCCGTGAGCTGGATATGACGGAGCGCGCGTACATCAGAAGGATCATCCTATGGTGCGAAAGGTCAAAATGGCTCACCAAGAGCGTCAAGTACCTTCTGGTGGGGTCAGCGGGAGCGTGGGGCCTTTGGCTCGCTCTTCACGGAGCGTGGATCGAGTTACTGAAATCTTTCAGCACGGGCCCATGAGAGCTGTTCACAATATTCTCGCTTTCTTTGCGCTGGCCTTTGTCCTCATGTCAGCGTTCATTTTATTTGGCCCAGCACCATTGAGCAGTCTCCCGCCAACCTCGGACCGTACCGAGTATGTGCGCGGTGAAGCGGCGCTCATTACGTGGGTGTCGAAAAAACCGTGGGGTTCCACGCTCTGGTGTCACGCCACGAATGCTGTCGCTCACTTCATTGACAGTGATGGCCTGCGGTATTCAAACACTGTGACTTTCGGGTTCAACCGGCAGTCCGGCCCTATTGTGGTCCCGCGGCGGATTGATGTGCCGTCTGGGGCCTCATATGGACCAGCCGAGGTCTTTGAGGTGGTCGAGTACAGTTGCCTTGGCATTTATTCTCGATCCGTTAAAGTGCCCCCGTTCGCATTGAATGTTGTGGCCGATGAGAGCCAGCGGATCGAGCAACAAGGAGATGCCTTGGCAAGCTCCACTGAAGAGTGATACCTTGGGCATAGGAGAAAAACATGGCAAACCGCAAGCAGACTGACTGGATCGCTATCCACGCCTCGGCCACCCGTCCCAGCATGGACATCGGCGTCAAAGAAATCACCCAGTGGCACAAGAAGCGCGGCTGGAGGACCGTTGGGTATAACTTCGTGATCCGACGCGATGGCACCGTCGAAAACGGCCGCGGTGTAAGCGAGGTCGGCGCTCATGTCGCCGGCTTCAATTCCAAGTCAGTCGGCGTCTGCATGGTGGGTGGCGTCGACGCGAAGAATGCCCCGGAAGACAACTATACCGACCCTCAGTGGGGCTCCCTCCTGTTGCTGGTCGCTCATCTGGTTGCGATATATCCAAAGGCTCAAGTGAGAGGGCATCGCGACTTCCCGAAGGTGCACAAGGCCTGTCCGTGCTTCGACGCCATCGCATGGGCCCGCAAGAACAACTTCCCCACTGAAGGCGGCGAGGTCAAACCCAAGACCACGACCGTCAAGAAGCCGGCTGCCGAGAAGCCAGCCACCGGGAAGCCTGACATCCACGCAGTGATGCGGCCGGGGGACCGCAGCGAGGGCGTCCGGTATCTGCAGGTCAAACTGAACGCGAGGCATTACAACTCCGGCCCGGAGGATGGGTGGTGGGGCAAGAAAACCACCCTCGCTGTCATGGAGCTCAAGCGCGAGAACGGTCTCGGCAAAGATGGATCCATCACCTTGGCGCAGGTCGACGCCTGTCCATACCGCGTGGTGAAGTAGGAGAACGGACAATGGGCGGCTCACCAACAGGCGGCGGCACCACCATGGGGCAGGCCGGGCCGAGCTCAGGCTCACCCAGCAAGGCCCCGACAACGCCGTACAGCTCATACAGCTCCGGCGGTAGTCCGTTTGGTGGCGGCCAGTTCAATTACGGATACAATCCAGCTGTAGGTTTCGGAAACCCATCCGGCGCCGCCCAGACCCCATACTACGATCCGTACTTCGGCACGCAGTCCGGCACCGAGAACCCGGCTCCCGTCACCGACCCTGCGACCAATCCGTACTACACCGGGGATCCCAGCAACCCGACGGGAGCTGGAGATACGGCTGGCGGTGGAACGCCGGCGCCTCAACCCCAGTCCGGCGGCGGTTGGAACAAGGGCGCTGCGGTTCAACAGTTCCTCAATCAGTACCTCGGCGGGGGTGCGTCTCCGTATGCGTCGTTCAACCCATACTCCCCAGAGGCCGCGCAGTATTACGGGTCGGCATCCAACCCGACAGGGCAGGTTCCGGGCAGCCCCGGCACCACACCAATTGTGGACACCAGTGAGCAAACCTACGGGCTTCCGGATACGAATGGCTCAACTCCGACTGCCGCCCCGACGGATGACGCGGGGGGTTACATCTACAGTGTAATCCCGCCAGTCTCTCATGATGCCAGCGGTACACGCTGGAACAAACAGAACGGCGCCGGCGCGGCTGGTGGCATGGGCTTGCGGTATGTCCGCTCCTATAGTGCCAAGGACGCAGGCAGGGTGGACTGACGATGGAATGCGTGGCGAGCAAGGATCCGTGGGGGGACTGGAAAAGGGTACGCCACTGGCTGGTGGCAGCAGTGGAGACGGCGGATAGCTACGAGATCGAAGATCTTTATTACTCCGTCATGCAGGGCCAGTCCAAACTGTGGCTGCTGTGGGATGAGCAAACCCTGAAGGGTGCGGCCACTTCGACAATCGAGGGGCCTACGTGCGTGCTGAGTTTCGCCGGCGGTGTGGATGGTATGGACTGGGCGCCTGTGTGTGTCGCCACCATCTCCGGTCACGCTCGCGAACATCACGGTACCGTGAGGACCAAGGTGATCGGCAGGAATGGTTGGCAGAAGTTCCTGTCTGGTGTAGGGTTTAAACACACTCAGTCCGTTTTTGTCAGGGAAGAAAATGAGCACCTCAGGCACAGCGACATTCAACCCGAACTTCGTCGAGATCTTCGAGGAAGCGTTTGAGCGTGCCGGCGCCGATCTCAAGTCTGGCAACGACTACCGCACGGCCAGACGGTCCTTCAATCTCCTCATGACGTCGTGGGCCAACCGAGGCCTGAACTTCTGGACCATCGAGCAGGACACCTCGATCTCCCTCGTGTCGGGCACCGGAGAATACAATCTCCCCGCCGATACGGTCGACGTGTTCGAAGCTGCATACCGGACCGGATCCGGAACCACGCAGCAGGACCTCGCCATGACCAGAATGCCCATGGCGGACTATGCGACCATCCCGAACAAGAACCAGACCGGCCTGCCGTTGCAGTTCGTTGTGCAGCGCAACACTGGGACCTCCACGATCACCTTGTGGCCCACCCCCAATGCCTCGGCCACTCTGGTTCTGTGGCATATACGCAGGATCGAGGACGCCGGCAACTCGGCCGCCAAGACCGCCGATGTGCCCTACCGCTTCATCCCAGCTCTCTGCGCCGGCCTCGCCTATCAGGTAGGCATCAAGAAGAGCCTCCCCCTTGATCGCCTGCAGCTGCTCAAGGGTGAAGCCGCAGAGGAGTGGCGGATGGCATGGGAAGAGGACCGCGACAAGTCATCGTGGTACCTGAAACCATCCTTGCGCGCCTACTCGAATATCGGGAGGCGGTAGTGGGACGGTTCGCACAGGGCAAGAAAGCGTTCGGCTTCTGTGACCGCTGCGGCTTCCGTCGCAAGCTGTCGAGGCTCTATGAGGAGACGCAGCGCGGCAGGCCGATGGGGAACCGTGTCTGCCGGCAATGCAAGGACATCGACCATGAGCAGAATTTCTTGGGGGATGCCACTCGATATTCAGACAGCCAAGCCCTGAGGTGGGCGAGGCCGGATCTGTCGATTGATCCGGAGGATGTCACATACAGCAGCCGAGCCATGTTTGCGTGGAACCCGGCCGGCGCCAACCTGTTCGCACTCGAGGTAAAGCTCGGGCGCGTCACCGTCACCACCAGCTAACCATCAGGAAGACCAGCAGATGAAGAAGACCAAGGGTAAAAAGAAGTACGCCTCCGGTGGTAAGATCCAGACCGGCATGTCACGCAAGGGCACTGATCCGATGGGATCTGACCGGACCCGCGGCATCATGGAGCCTGAAGATCCACTCGGTAGCCTGATCCGGGATCTGGATGAGGACGAAGACCCGCGTGGATCTGACCGCACCAGAGGCTATGCCAAGGGCGGCCGGGTCATGACGCGCGGGGGCGGGTGCTCCACGCGAGGCAACACTCATAAGGGCTGACCATGACCTACAGCGAACTCGTACAGCTGGTGCAGGATTACACCGTGAACGCGAACACCACGTTCGTGGCCAACATTCCTACGTTCATCGCGCAGGCTGAGGAGAACATTGTCCGCTCGATCCCCATGCCGTTTTTCAACAAGCACCAGACCACCAGCACCACCGCCGACGTTCGCTTCATCGGGACCCCGTCCGACTTCCTCGCCGCATATTCCATGAGCGTGCTCAGTGGCACCGACAAGATCCCGCTCTACCCCCGGGACATCTCGTTCATGCGCGAGGCCTATCCGGACGCGACAGACACGGGGGTGCCCGTTCACTATGCCGTGTTCGATGACGACAGCTTCCTGCTGGCGCCGACACCGGATGCGGCCTACACCATCGAGCTCCACTACTATTACACGCCGACCGGCCTGTCCGGTGCCAACACCACCACGTGGATCAGTTTAAACGCGACAAACGCACTGCTCTACGGTACCCTCTACCATGCCTACGTCTTCATGAAGGGGGATGCGGATCTGATGGGCTACTACAAGGGGCTCTACGATCAAGGCTTGGCCGACATGGGCAAGACCGGTGGCGAGCGCCCGCACACTGACAGGTTCATGCACAGTGAGGTGCAGCTCTGATGGCCATTACCCAAGCGATCCCGACGTCGTTTAAACAGGAGCTCGCGCAGGGGCTCCACAACTTTGACCTGTCCGGCGGCGACGCGTTCAAGATCGCCCTCTACACGTCCTCAGCCACCCTTGGCGCCACTACCACGGTCTATTCCGCGACCAATGAGGTGGCCGGCACCGGCTACACCGCAGGTGGCGCGACCTTGACGAATGTAGACCCAGCCACATCAAGCGCCACTGCGTTTCTGGACTTCGCCGATGCGGCGTGGGTTACGTCGACCATCACCGCCCGCGGCGCCATGATCTACAACTCGACCAACGGCAACCGTGCGGTGGCCATTCTGGACTTTGGATCCGACAAGACCTCCACGGCATCCACCTTCACCGTTATCTTCCCGACCGCTGACGCCACCAGCGCAATTATCAGGATCTCGTGACATGGCATCATTCAACAAGTTTCAGGATTTTGTCGAACAGCTCGGCAAGGCAATCCACGACCTCGACGGCACGCACACGCTGAAGGTGATGCTGACCAACTCAGCTCCAGTGGCCACCAACACGGTGTTCGCCAACATCACCGACATCACTGCCGAAAATGGCTATACGGCGGCCGGCACCGCCACTTCACCAACGTGGTCCGAGACGACCGGTACGGCCAAGCTGGTCTGCACGGATGTCGTCTTCACTGCTTCCGGTGGCACCATCGGCCCCTTCCAGTATGCGGTCCTGTACAACGACACGGCCACAAGCAAAAACCTGATTGCATGGTGGGACTACGGCTCGGCGGTAACCCTGCAGGACGGGGAAACATTCACCGTGGACTTCGATGCGTCCGCCGGCGTCTTCACTGTCGCATAAGGGATTACCATGCTCGGATCGGAACCACTGGCCGGGGGTGTGCTGGCCCAACAGGGCGGGGCGATCACGGTCGCCGCTGCGGTGGGGGCGTATGTGGTGTCCGGACAGGCAGCTGGGTTGCTACACGACCGCGTGCTGAATATGGGCAATGGGTCGTTCGCACTGACCGGTCAAGATGCCGGACTGTTGCGGGACCTGTTGCTGGCTGTGGAGGCCGGCAGCCTTGTTGTTTCCGGGCAGACTGCCGGGTTGCTCGTCGGGTATGCGGTGCCTGCAGGGGCTGGCAGCCTTGTTGTTTCCGGGCAGACTGCCGGGTTGCTCGTCGGGTATGCGGTGCCTGCAGGGGCTGGGGTTTTTCTCTGGACCGGCAAGCACATCTGGGGGCCGGTTCCAAACACGTTGGACACATGGACGCCTGTTGCGAACACCGCAGACGCGTGGACTGAAGTGGAGGCATTGGACTGATGGCTGTTCTGGCAAACAGAGCGAAGGAGACGAACTCCGCCTCAGGAACGGCAGACTTTGTCGTGACGGGGGCGTTCTCGCCTGCCTTCCAGACCTTCGAGACTGCCGGGATTACCAACGGCGTGACGGTGTCCTACGTGGCCGCTCTCCCGGATGGGTCCGAGTGGGAGGTGGGCAGGGGCGTTTACACGACAGCCGACAACACCCTTACCCGCGCCACCATCCATGACAGCTCGAACGCTGGTTCGAAAGTCACATTCACCACCGCGCCCAACGTCGCCATCGACGCACTGTCGGCCGACTTCACGGACCTCGCAGACACAGACAACCACACGTCCGGCACGACCAACAAGGTCTTCACGGCGACCGAACAAACCAAGCTTACCAACGTCGAGGCCTTTGCTGATGTGACCGACACCGCGAATGTCACGGCGGC